ACGTTAACGTATAACGATGAACATTTACCTAGAAATAGGTCGTTAGATTATCGTGATTTTCAACTTTTTATGAAAAAGTTTAGGAAGAAATTTGGTGCTAACATTAGATTTTACATCTTTAGCACGTATTAACACAGTAGGGTTTTCCCTTAGCTGAAACGTGCCTGTCATATCATCAAACATACCTAAATCAAACAAATCAAAATCATCTGGATGATGAAACATTTGATTGTCCTTATCTTCACGATTTACTTCATCTGTAAATCCACGAACTGCAACACCAGTACTAGCTACAAACATTGGACGACCATACGCTTCCGCTGCACGATCATAAACACTACATACAAATGAAATCATAACAACTCCTATATTAACTCACGTTTTAATAACTTCAACCGAGCCTTAGTTACTTGCTCTTTTACAAGTAACCGGGCATCGGTATTATCTTCAAAGTTAGCTTTGCCTAAATCAATACGCTTTTGCTGAACTTCTTCCCATTCAAATGGGGATTCCTTTGCGTACTTCAAGTCATAATATTTAGGAGGCCTAACTTTTTTTCCATTAATAACAACATAATCATGAGGATAAACATCACTACGAAATCTCTTATACCATTCATAACCTATACCTGGTTTTAATGACATCTTATTAAACTCGGGCTTTTTTTCTAAAATCTCACCCGTTTCCAACTCTGTAAACTTATAATGCATATCATGCTTACCTTGACCAGTTACTTTCTTCATAATATATCTGGCAACATATGCTGCTGATTCAAAATTCACGTCTCCAACAGACGAATAGCCATACTTCCATAATTTTTCAAGCTCTTCGGATCTATAAAGCTTACTACCACTGCCCGTGGTTTTGAGGTACTTTCTATCTGAAAAATCAAATCCGAATATGCAGGCATGGAAGTGAGGTCGATCAAACTTCTCACCATACTCTCCGCACATGTAAAATCTAATGTTAGCACCAAATTTCTTCCTAAACTTTTTCATAAAAAGTTGAAAATCACGATAATCTAACGACCTATTTCTAGGTAAATGTTCATCGTTATACGTTAACGTGATAAAACAATTCTTTTCATGAAGCTTTGCTTCATGTAAACATCGCATAGCCCACTGACGGCTACGCTCTAAACGACACCCAACACATTGACCGCAAGGCAATGATAAAGTTCGACTAATGTCGAAATATCGCCTTTCGCTAAAAACAACCTGACCATCAACTGTCTGATATGCCGCTATCGGGTGATAGCATGGCAATTACAGTCTCCAACCGCCACGCATAGGATTCATACGCATATTAGGAGCTTTCGTACGACGAACGTTCCTCTTAAACATACCTGCTGACTTCTTCTTGTTAACATAGTTTCGACGTAGCATAACTTCTCCTTGTGGTATTTGGTGTCACCTAGCACAGTTACATCAAGTAAGTCACTGTGCTTCGCCGACCTTCGGTGCGGCGATCGGTGTTTCTGAAGGCTCAGAAATGGGCTTGGCAGCAACTAAACCGAGTTTAATTGCTTCTTCACGATTATTCTCATTTCCGAGAAAATCGATTAATTGAGCGGGATCGTTATTAAAACGACTCCGCATCTGGGCTGGCAGCTCCATAAAATCATCTTGGGCTGCCAATACGGCATTAACTGCCGAATGATAGTCCAAAACCCCTGTAAAATCCCCATATTGGGGACTTAAAGGTTTACCGGGCAATTGACCGGTTAAACCAAACTGACGGACAATATGATTTATGTCCGTTTCATCCTTAAAGTTCTGTTGAGCCAATGTAGGCTCGGGGCATGTAAGCCCAGTCTCATCAGATACTTTATCAACATCGTAATTATACGGTGTTCTTAAAAATGGCAATTTACGTTCTTTCATATTCATAGACCTAGTTTCGCCCCAATAAATTGGTGCGATTTATTTTAAACCCTTACTTATAGTATCCAAATTAGGTAACCATAAACTCTGAGGACCTTTGTTAGCACCGCTTCTATGCATTTCAGACATATGTTCTAAAACACGCTTTAAATCTCTATACCAAGCAGGGTCCTGACTTGGTGCAATACCTTTTCTTGTTAAATTGGCTAAAGCAGACTGTTGTTCTTCTGCTGCCGCACTATATTGAGCACTAGCTAAACTCTGTTTTATTAAAGCATCAACTTGAGGTCCATATTGTTTATAACCTGCCATCTTAGATAACTCAACCATCTTATGCGTATTTGTTAAATCAGCTTGTTCTAATGTAGCCTTCTCTTGGGCTCTAATTAACCTAGCTTGTGTCTCTAATTGGTAATTTTGTGCAGCACTTGCAGTTGCTTGCCCTAATACATTCTGTACCGGAGCCATAGCACCTGCTGGACTGCTAGCACCTCCCAATTTCGCACTAAGCATTGGATTTAAGCCTGCAGCAATTAAATCCTTTACCTCACGCTGATGAGCAGTACTGCTCATACGCTCTTGAAAAGACATTTGCTTTTCTGCCTGGGCAGCAGACGCTTTATTAGCTTCGCTAGCACCTAAATAAGAACCTACCGCCCCAATAGCAGATGGGGCTAAACTACCCCAACTAAACGGATCTGACTTAGCTTCTGAATGAGAAACCAAATCCTGAATGGGACTATGACCTCCTTGATCAGCGTCCCAATTAGGTATAACGGGGGGTATTCCTTGAGAACCAAGGAACATATTCCCCACTGTACTAAGAATAGATCCAAACATATTAGAAATGGTCGATCAAGCCAGGTACAGAGTACATCGGCATTGGACGAGCCATAGTAACATCAAAGAAACTATCGAATAAAAACTGTTGTCCGTTTGCAGATGCACCTACAGCAACAACACGATCAACTGGTGGAGTCTCTTGAATAAACGTATTATTCAATGTTGGCAATGACGTAAACTTCTGAGCCAAATGCCATGCATCTAAAGTACCACTTGTAGTTGATCTAAATAAACCAGTAATCATTGAAGGCTTATAACGGTATTCAGCCCAACGTTCTTGATAACCAAAAACGTCATTATCTGCTGAAGTACCTCTTGCATAAATCTCTTTATTAAGAATAGCTTGTTCACCAAGCGTAGCAAATGCAGGAAAATAAAAATCATAACGTGTAGACCTTGACCACATACGTGGAAGGCCCTGCTGATATGTTAAATCAGCACGAACCGACACTAAACCAATAATAACGCCATGCTCTACAAAGCTTTGCGTAAATCCATGACCACTCGCGAGTGACGTGCCCATAGCTGCAAGATTGCCCAGAACTGTAGAACCTCCAGAAAGATTGGTCGCACTCGTTTGGGCAATAGGATTGATATTAACAACACTGGAACCGCCACCAAGATATTCAGGACGCTGCAAACGAGCGTCTGGACTAATAACTCCAAAATGAGAGCGAATAATTTCAGTATAACGTGTGCCTCCACGAGCATCCCTTTCCAATAACTTCTGAATTTGAAACGATTGACGTAATTGATTAATTGTTGCAGCAGTAGCATCTGATAAATCAGCATATAAAGCTTTTGTTGGTGACGTTACAGCATTAGTCATTTGCAAATAAGTGCTTGTAGCGTTTAAATTCTTTAAATCGCCATTACCATTTAAAACTTGTACATCTTCGCCATTTAAAGCAGCAGTTTTAATAGGGGCACTAGTACCTAATGGCAACGTAACAGAATCACCTTTTTGAGGCCATGGCAATGCACTTGTAAAATAATCATGACGTTTACCACGTCTTAATAATGAATAGTCTGTATAAGTATCTGGTCCATCACCTTTATGAACCGTAACAGAATTTTGCATATTCTGGTCTCTAAACCACTCGTTATATATTAAATTATAAGCACGAGGCCAAAATGCACATACACTAACAGTATTACCAGACCCTACTTGTCCAACAGTGGGCAAACCCATGTAGTCATATAAACCACCCGTAGGGAACCCATTGGCAGGACTAACAATCTGTGGAACTGTATAAGAAATACTATCGCCTGGATCTTCTTGCTCACCCATAAACTTCTGCCAATTATTCCAAATTAAACGATTGGGAACAAAGAAAAAGAAACTATCCAAATGCATGTTATCCATAATTGGATATAACGGAGTAGCAAGACGGGCAAAAGCCGTCATCTTTAGATTAAACGTATCGCCGGGTAGTACTTCGTCAACATACACAGGAATCAAATAGCCTGCATCAAAAGTGGTCTTATGGGTCTTTTGTGCTTTGAACTTACTGCGGGGTATATCCGCTTTAGGAATCATTGCAAACTGATGCACATCTACCGAGCGATTACGAAACATACTATCTCCTTAAGAATTACTTAATTTTTACATCTTTACCACGAACTATTACAGTAGGGTTATCCCTAAGTTCGTATTTACCTATAGAATCATCAAATACACCTAATTCATACAAATCAAAATCATCTGGATGATTAAATAATTGATTATCCTTATCTTCACGATTTACTTCATCCGTAAACGATCTAATAGCAACTCCCAATGACTGTAAATACATTGGTCGACCAAACGCTTCCGCTGCTGAATCTTTAACACTAACAATAACTGAAACCATAACTACTCCTAAGCTAAACTACGTTTTAATAAACTTAACCGAGCTTTTGCAATTGTCTCTTTAACAACTAACCTAGCATCGGTATTATCTTCAAAGTTCTTCTTAGCTGAATCTATACGCTTTTGT